CATCTGGTGTATAGATTTTTAAAATATCACCAGATTCATTTCTAGTGCTGGATTCATCTGCGTAAATATCGAGTGCTGATGCGATGATTGGATCGCTATCCATAATATCATAATCACGGTATAGCTGCTCTCTAATCGCAGAATATCCGGTCATTTGATCACGCGAATTCATAGTTAATGAACTTTTATGAATTCTATAAAACTTATCTTTTAAATAATCTTGATTATATGATTGTAATCTAGATGTATCACGTACTTTTAATCCTCTGCCGTCAGGCGATTTTCTGACAATAACATTTTGTGAGAACATCCGTAAAAGTCCTGCTCTAAGCGAATTATCTGCCATGTTCTGTAATTTTTATAGTTAATGGTGTTGTACCTTTTATAATGCGATGATACTTCATTTTAGGAATAGTTACTACGGATGATTTAGATAGTTCGATTGGAATTTGATTTTCAAATTGAAATTTCCAGCCTTTTCCATTTAATACTTCAACCGTCCTATCTCGTTTATCTTGATGCCATACAAGATCTAAATCAGAAACATTTTCTTTAAATCGTCTGATTCTTATATCGTCGTTAATATATCTGTCTGTATATGGTTTCATATTACCAAAAAAAGTTACCCCCGCCTGATAATCCTAATTGACGTGCGTATCTAGGAAGCCTGCATGACCAATATCCAGGTGTTGTTTTATCTTTTTTATCTGGACAATTATGTCTATCTGAAAATGCTTTTCTTGCATCTGGGTCTTTGAGTTTAACTGATAAACTTTGGCCGCCGCCTTTAGCGCCAAACTCAACTCGTTTTACATTTTTTGTTTTAGGATCTTTAACGTATACATAAAACTTTTTACTTCCACCGCGCTTTGGTTCATTAAGTTCAACATCTCTGCCATTGTATTCAGCTTCGTCGATTGGCATTGGAAAATCAAGCATTACTTTTTTTCCTTCATATGTTGCAATTTGACCAATATCAGATTCAACAAAAAATTGTTCAAGCTCATCAACTTTTATTTTTTTATTTTTATATAAAGTTCTAGCTTCATTATATAGCTTAAAGTATTTAGTACTACCAAATCTATAAATGTTTTCATCAAGCGGAATATTATTTTCCACATGATATTTAAGCCCTTCAGATAAACTTGTATTCTCTTTTAATATCATAGAATTAATTTGTAAGTAATATACAAAAATTATTGCACTTTTAATAAATATATTTTATTAGTCAAATAACCAACGTAAATCAATTTCTTCGCCGTTTATCGTTTTTTTATAAGGGTTATCCCCGTCGTAGTTTCCTGTCGAAATAACAGTATCTGATCGATACATGTGCTTTAATGATTGTTTTGTAAGCTCAATTCCTTCTTGTCTTAAACGCAATGCAGTATCTCTTACCCATAAGCCAATGGCATAGCTCATTACCATATCGTCGTTATATCCACGCATTGCCTCTGCTTTTTGGCCATTCCATATAAATGTAAATAGCTCATTTACTAGTCTGCTATCTTGTATTACAACATCTCGTTGTCTTAGATATTCATCTAGTTTTGAAATAAGCATTGGGCGCGTTTTTGCTGATGTTGTAAATCCTGGTACTGTAGGATTTTCTAAGTTTCTAGTATCTTTATTTATATGCGAATAATGTACATCAACCACTTGCATATCACGCGACGAATAAAATAAGTTAGGATAATCTGCATCAATTAATTCTTGTAATACAGCCCAGCCTATATTTGCATTTTCTACAACAATTAATGCATTGTTATATTCCATGCCGATTCCACCTAACAATCTGCCATATTCTTTTGTTTCAATTTTACCTTTATATGATGCAATTTGTTTCATACTTTCAACTTCAAGTATATGAAACGCACTAAAGTCTTGGCCATCCCCGCGCGCAACATCAGCAGAAATAATATAGTCTTTTGTATAATCAGGATATTCCCATATCCATATGTTTGAATCCCGTCCGCGCTTTTCTATAGGATCTTTTACATGTGTTGTTTTATACCATTCAAGTGTTTCACCTTCAATTACGGTATGACCTGATGTAACAAAATCGCAGTCACACTCTTGCGATGCTAATTTTTTACCTAAAATTTGATCTTGTTTTTCTCTCCAGTCTTGATCTCTTTCTGGGTGTAGGCTCCAATGTAAATTAATTGGATTAAAACTATTTGATTTTTCTTTTGCTCCTATCCATTGCTGATGAAACCAATTACCAACACCGTTTGGTGTAGATAACGCAATACATTTACCACCAGTTGCTAGCGTTTGTTGCGCTGAGCCCCAAATTTGATCAATATATTCGATAAATGCGGCTTCATCAAGTATTAGTAGTGATAGTGACTCTGATCGACCTGCATCTGGCGACGATGCGATTGCTTTAATTTCTGAGCCATTATTAAATTTAAGTGATAGTTTATTGTCTTCAATCGACGGATTTTGTAGCCATTTAGGAAGATTAGAATTTGCATATCTTACCATCGTAACAAGATTTTTTGCAACGTCTTGTTTTGTCGCAATAACAAGAATTTTTTGATCTTTTTTAAATAGCATTAGCCAAAGCGCATATCCTGCAACAAGCGTTGAAATACCCATTTGTCTGGCTTTTAATACAATATTATAATCATTATTTATAATTTGATCAAATGCTAATTCTTGAAACTTATATAAATCAAACTTAATTCTTCCACGTGATCTATGAGCAATATACATGTATTTTCGAAAAAAATACATTGGATCTTGAGCACATTTTATATACTCTTGTTGAATAATTTTTTTGTAATCTACATTCTCAGCCATGTTACTTACCGAGTTTTATAAAATAAGAAAACTCTAAATATGGATTATATTCTGTTAGCTGTCCATATGTGTCATTAGTTACGCCACCTTCTAAAATCAATAGTCGTTGTTTTTTTGTTTTAAAGCCAAGTCCTATGCCCGCTGAACCAAAAACATCTTCTTGGTTATATCCAAATGAACCACCTAAATAAAACTCATTCTTTGGAAGTTCTTTTACAACAGTTGTATTATAGATTGTTGGTATTTGAAATGTCCAATCTACTTTACGAGTTTGTATTCTGTTTTGTGAAACGATATCAGTCAATACCCCATATCCTAATGTTGATGGCGGAGTTCCACTTTCAGTTGTTACCCCATCAGGGAAATCATAATCAAGTTTGAGTGTATCTACTACTGTATATGATGCAAAATAATCTTCAAGAATTGCTGTTGTATCGACATCGCTTGGTATTTGAACAGTTACTGTATCAGTTCTATAAACTGTTTGTGGGACATATTCTGTTACCTTTACTTCCTTCTCTACTACAACTGTATCAATTTCTTGTGAAAGAAGTTCATAGTCTTTTCCATTTACTTTTATTGTTTCAATATCACCATAATTAGAAAAAACGCCTGATAAAAATAAAACAGTAATTACAAGAGCTGCAATAACAGCTTCTCTCCAATACATTTTTATAAAATTCATAACTAATTTATTATATTATTTAGCTAATAATTGTTGCCATAATGCTGCAATGCTAGTAAACACTGCCGTAAATATAATCCAAAGTGCACGAGTTACATTTGACTTAAATGTTTTTAATTCGCTCGTTTCTTGAATAAGTCTGTCTATTTCTGTTTCTTTTTGTTCTTGTTCTAGCCTATACTCTGTGTTTTTATTAACTCTAACAATTACACCGTTTTCTGGATTTAATAATATTCGCTTTAAGTCAGACAAATCATCATACATCTTGCTTTGTTTGTCCATCATGGTTTCAACATGATTTAATATTATCTTAAGCTCACCGTTTGGTAAATGCCCTTCAATATTATCTAAACGCTCTGCAAGACGCTGTAACAGTTCTTTATTTGTTAATGTTGAGTTGCTCATTATATTCGTTCTCGTATTTAGTTACTGATTGATGTAACTCTGACTGAAACTCTTTTAGATACTGTTTATAATTATCAATTAACTCACCAAACTTTACATCAGATGTCCACTTTTCTACTCTTCCATCAGAAAGAACAAAATCATCTTCAACATTTTTATCTCTATCAACAGTTTGTTCAAATTCATTAAGTTCTGTTTGACGTTCTTTAAGCCATGACGCTGCACTTAGAATTCGCTTTTTAAATGCAAATTGCTCTAA